TGGTGGGCGAAGGAATATTGTCATCAATGGTGCAATGCAAGTGGCACAGAGAGGAACAAGTGCTACTGGATTAGGTGCTTCAGATGGATATTTTACTGTAGACAGATTTCAATTAAATTTTTCATCAACTTCTGCTAGACTTACAATGACACAAGACAGTCCTACTGATTTAAGTGGTTTTACAAAAGCATTAAAATTAGATTGTACCACAGCAGACACATCTATAGGGGCAGATGAGTTCATTATTTTACATTACAAATTAGAAGGGCAAGATGTGCAACAATTAAAAAAAGGAACATCTGATGCTGAAAAAATTACTGTATCTTTTTATGTAAAAGCAAATGCAAATGCTACTTATACTTTAGAGATAGAGGATGTTGATAATAATAGATATAATAGTCAAGAGTTTTCAGTAACAACTTCATGGAATAGAGTTTCTTTAACTTTTGATGGAGATACAACTGGAGTTTTAGGTAATGATAATGGTAATTCAATCCGTTTGAACTTTTGGCTTCATGTAGGTTCAGATTTTGCTGGTGGCACACATACAAGTAATGTATGGCACACTACAAATAACCAAAGAGTAGGCGACAACCAAACATCTTTTGCAGATAGTACAGACAGAACATTCTTTCTCACTGGCTTACAAATGGAAGTAGGCTCACAAGCCACACCATTTGAGCATAGGTCATTTGGAGAAGAACTAGCTTTGTGTCAGAGGTACTTTCAAAAATCTTATGCAGATAATGTAGCTCCTAGTACAGTGACAAATAATGGTGCATTTTGGACTAATATTATTCGTAATGCTTCTAATCAAAACTATTGGCACGTTCAAACTTATCAAACAATGCGAAGTCAACCATCTGTTACAACTCATTCACCTGCAACTGGGACATCTGGTAAGTTTGAGAATGATACGGATGGAGCAGACCGAGATTCTGCAGTTTCAAACACATCAAATACAGGTTTTTCAATTAGACCTAATAGTGGCACAAGCAATGATTTAGGTGATGTTGTAGCTGTACATTGGGTAGCAGATTCGGAGTTATAAAAATGACAATTACATCAGCACAATATACAGAGAACAATGAGAATATTAAAGCAACAATAGATGGCACAGTAATGTTTGTACCACTAGACTCTGCTAACAGACACTACCAAGCAATCCAAGAATGGGTAGCTGAAGGCAACACAATAGAGGATGCAGAATAATGCCATACATAGGTCGTTCAGAAAATTTTGGTGTAAGAAGTAGGTTCCAGTATCAAGCCACGGCTGGACAAACTAGCTTTAGTGGTTCGGATGCCAACTCACTATCACTAAGTTATACCGATAGTCTGTACATGGATGTATATCAAAATGGTATTTTGTTAGTGCCTGGCGATGACTACACTGCAACAACTGGCACAACTGTCGTACTTGTCCAAGCAGCGAGTTTGAACGACATAGTAGAAATGGTCGTGTACGATACTTTTTCTGTAGCAAACTCTTATACAAAAACAGAAGCAGATACTAGGTATCCTTTTAAGGGTAACAATAGTATTATTAGATTAAACGGACAGACAATAAGTGCAGACATTACAATAGATAGTGATGAGAATGGTGTAAGTGCAGGTCCTATAACACAGTCAGCAACAGTTACTGTTAATGGCTACTGGAGTATCGTATGACAAGTCAATTAAATGTAGACACAATACAAAATAAAAATGGTGGCTCAGTTACATTAACAGATTTGTTTCCACCAAAAGCACATGTAACATACGATGGCGTTACACCTCAAATAATTGGAAGTGCAAATGTTTCAAGTGCAACTGATAATGGTCAGGGTAATCACACAATGAACTTAACTAACAATTTACCAAATACAAATTATTCTCTTGTAACAGGTCTAGATGGTCATCGTTTAGCTACTGGTAGCCAACAATTTGCTTTAGTATTTAGTACTGATGAATTTACCACTAGTTTTAGACTTTTGACTAGATTATGTGATAATGATGCTGCAACATTTGCAACATCTGATTTAAACAGAATATCAGCAACAGCAGTTCCGTAAGGTTTAATGTAATGGCAAGTGAACTTAAAGTAGATAAATTTACAGGTGTAACCACAGCAGGTTCTATTGATGTTACAGGTGAAGGCAATAGTACAACAACTAATCTGCAACAAGGGTTGGCGAAAGCATGGTTACAAGCCACAGATTCGGCAGCTTTATCTGATTCTTTAAACATCGCAAGTTCTACAGATGATGGCACTGGTACATACTCTTATACACTTACCAACAGCATGGGTAATAATCAATGGTCTATGACAACAAATGCTATAGCAGGTGAGATATCGCAAATTAGAAATGTAACTTTGTTAACTAACATTATTAGAAATCATGTATACACTCGTGCCGACAGTTTTACTGCTGCTGACCAAAGACACACCATTACTTTACACGGAGACCTCGCATAATGGCTAGTATATTAAGAGTAAACACATTAACAGATGCAAGTAGTAATAATTCAGTACCAATGGCTACTGTTGCAAGTGGTAGTGCTAAATGTTGGATGGATTTAAATGGCACTGGAACTATAGCATTACGAGACAGTTTTAACATAGCTAGTGTAGCTGATAATGGAACAGGTCTTTATACAGCATCTCTAACTAATGATTTTGAAAGCACTAATTATGTTTATGCAGGAAGTGCAGAGACAAGCAGTGACGGACAAAACGGAAGAGGAATTACAGGTGTTTCAACTCAAATTCTTACAGGCAGTTCAAAGATATATTCTTGTACTTTAAGCAGTAATTCAGCAGAAGATTTACCACATATTAGAGTTGGTTGGTGGGGAGATTTAGCATGACCAAAGCAGCAGAATTAGCAAAGATGGGTGAAGTCCTATCCAATAGTCAGATTGGTAGAAAAAACATCATAATTAATGGTGGTATGCAAATATCACAGAGAAGCACCTCAGAAACTGGATTAGGTGCATCTAATGGGTATTTTACTTTAGATAGATATAACTTGATTAAAGGAGATACTTCAGCAGGAAGAGTTACTATGTCACAATCCACTATTACAGATTTAGAGGGTTTTTCAACTGGTTTAAAATTACAATGCACTACAGCGGACACCTCTATTGCGGCAGGCGAACTTTTACTAATAGCTCAAGATATAGAAGGATTGAACTTACAACAAATAAAAGCAACAAGCAGCTCTATGAGAACGATTACTTTATCTTTTTATGCTAAATCAAACGAAAGTAGAGTTATATCCACAGAATTTAGATTAACTAGTAGTAGTACAAATAGACAAGCTACTAAAGTACATACTATTGGAACATCGTGGGCGAGGTATACATTTACTATCTTAGCTTCAAGTGGCATACAAATTGATAATGATAATAGTGCTGAAGCTAGTGTAAATTTTTGGCTTCATGCAGGTTCTACTTATACAAGTGGTACAGCTAATGCTACTTTAGGTCCATCCAATAATGCAAACAGAGCAGCAGGAATAGGAAGTATATTTGCATCAACAAACAACACATTTGAAATCACTGGCATCCAATTAGAAGTAGGCGAACAAGCCACACCATTTGAGCATAGGTCATTTGGGGAAGAACTAGCTTTGTGTCAGAGGTATTGCCATAGAATAAATTCAAATGGTTCTGACGATATACAGCTTGGAACTGGATTTTATAATGATTCAACTGGTGTTAGAATTATGATGACTTTACCAACTACTATGAGAGGTATTCCAACTGTTACAACTTTAGATTCTGGACTTGATATTTTAAGAGATTCTTCTTCAGATACTTCAATTAATCTTGCTGCAGCTATTGACCAGTCAATTCATGGTTGTGGTTTGAACATATCTAATTGCACTAGCACAACTGTTGGTGAAGGAGCTATTTTAAGATTAGGGTCTGAAGCAGATAACTTTCTTGAATTTGATGCAGAACTATAGGAGACAATATGAATTTTACAAAAGCAAAATATGTATCTCATTTAGGAAATAATAAATATAGTATAAGAGCAGAGTTAGATGGTAAAACAGTATGTATACCTATAAACTCTGATAACAGACACTACCAAGCAATCCAAGAATGGGTAGCTGAAGGCAACAAGATAGAGGATGCCGATTAATGTTAGGTCACGCTGCCATAGCTGAAGCTGCAATCGCTGATGTAGGTGGCGTATTATTATTAGCAACAGCAGAGATGAGTGGTATCTCATCTGCAAGTTCTGTAGGTGTAGGAACACTTGTTGGCGTTGCTACATTAGATGCTAACTTTACTAAGACCACGGCTGGTATATTAATAACTGGTGGTGCTAATGCAGATTTAAGTTTTGATTTTACTCAAACTACAGAAGATATAAAAATTGTAAACTTTACAGATGCAACTTTAAGCACAGAGTTTACACAAACTAGTGATGGTATTATTATAGCATCAGGTGTTGTAACAAAAGATTTGAATTTTACAAAAACAACATCTGGAGATATACTGTATGTAGCAGTAACGACAGATGCCACAACAGAAACATTTACAGAGATTACACCAAGTGGCACTGAAACATGGACAGAAATAACACCATCTGGCACAGAGACTTGGACAGAGATACAGTGAGGTAAAAAATGGCAAGTACATATACATCAAATCTAGGGGTTGAAAAGATTGGTGCTGGTGAACAAGCTGGTACATGGGGTACGACCACCAACAACAATCTAGATATATTAGACAGAGCCATAAATGGTGTAGGAGCTATAACCTTATCTGGCACAACACATACCTTAACAACTAGCGATGGTACGTTATCAGAGGGTGGTAACAAGGTTCTTGTATTAGGTGGGTCACCATCTGGTACAAACACAATAACAATCTCACCTAATGATCAAGATAAGATGTTTTTTGTGCACAATAGCACAAGCCAAACTGCTACCTTTACCCAAGGGTCTGGAGCTAATGTAAATGTGCCTGCTGGTGCAAAAGCATTAATATATGCAGATGGTGCAGGATCTGGTGCAGCCGTTGTAGATTTATTAGATAGCTTAACTTTTGGTGGAACCAAGTTAACTGCAACAGCAGCAGAGCTAAATCTCATGGATGGTGGTACAAGTGCTGGAACTACCGCAGTTGCAGCAGGTGATGGCATCGTAACAAACGATGGTGGCACGATGAGACAGACTACTGCTGCTACCTTTTCTACATACTTTAATGCTAATCTTGTGTCAGTGCCAAGTGCTATAACATCTTCATCAGCAACACTTACACCATCTTCTGCACAATCAATCTATCAAAAGGTAGATACGTCTAGTAACAACGTGGCATTAACTTTAGCTATAGGTAGTTTAGCCATAGGTCAGTATATTATTGTAGATAAGACAAGTTCATCTAATACATTAACTTTAAGTTATCCATCTAACTCACAAGGTGTAAGTCTTGGTAATTCTGTGTCTTTTGCAATAGCAATAAATCAAAATGGAAGTATATTTACTTTTGTAGAATCAATTAAATATTAGGTGATAAGTGGCAATACCATTAATATCAAATGTAGGATTTACTGAAGTTAGTTCAAGTGGCAGTTTAAATACTAAAGCTGGTGATAAGACTAAACTTCCAGTGCAGTTTTTTAAACTTTCAGACAATATTAGTGGTAATTTAAGTTTAGATAATAACTCTGCACATAAAAAAATAATTCTTGATACAAATGGTAATAACATTACAAATTCATCTGGTTCACCTTTAACAACTAATTCTAGTACAACACTAGAACTAAAAGGTAGTGGTAATGTACAATCTACATTAAAAACATTTACATCATCACAAAGTTCTACTGGTAACTCTGGAACAACCACAATAAGTGAAGCAGATAATTCTACAGTTGTTGTACAGACTGATACACATACTTTTGATACTGCATTAGTTGATGATAATAGAAGTGCAGGTAGTGGTGCTACTTTTGGGGATGGAAACACAACAGTAACAAAACCAAACACTGGCAGCACCGCTGGTATGCTTGTAAATGAAGCATATTACAGTACAAGTTACGCAACTCTTTTTGGTGGTGTAGGACTTGATAATATAAATAGGTCTGACTTTGCTATGTCTTTTAGCCATGCTTTTTTAGAAGATGGCACACCTATTAGTGGTGCTATTGTAGGACCTAGTGGACCTAGTACATTTGATGGAGTATCAGCAGATCAACCAGATACCAACACAACACATTCTCATGCAGGTGGCACATATCGTTTTATGAGATGGAATAGTGCTTTAGTTGGTGTGAATAATGGTAATAGTGGTACTTTTGCAATCGAAATGTTTATAGACTCTGCCACTGGTAAAGCAGTAGTTGCAATTATAGGGGGTCGTGGAGCATTTAACCAAATTAAAAACGTAGATGTTGTAGGTCCAACAGCAGGCAGACGATTTATATTTACCAACAATTTAGCAATATCATGTGCTTTATCTGGTAGTGATCCCTTTAGTGCAACAGTTTCTGCTGGTGCAACCAATACTGTGAACAGAGATTCAACAGATGGGTCTTTTAGTTTAACTGGCACTATATCTGGTAATGATGGCAGTAGTAGACCTTTTGCTTTAAAAGAAATTAACGATGGTACTGGCACTGTTAATGAAGATGCTTATACAGGAACTAAATCAGTGAGTGCGTTCTAATGCCCATGAAAGCTTTAAAATTTAAACCTGGTATTGTATCTGACATTACTTCTTACAGTAATGAAGGTGGCTTTGTTGATGGTGACAAAGTAAGGTTTCGTTTTGGTTTTCCAGAAAAGTTTGGTGGTTGGGAAAAATATAGTCCTAATCAATATTTAGGTAGTGCTAGAAGATTACATAACTGGGTGGCACTTGATGGTTCTGACTTTATGGGTATTGGTACACATTTAAAATACTATATAGAAGAAGGTCAGACATTTAATGATATTACACCTATAAGACAAACAACTGGTGCAGGTGATGTGACTTTTGCAGCTACAAATGGATCTACAACGATAACTGTTACAGATCCAGCACATGGTGCAAATGAAAAAGACTTTGTAACATTCTCTGGTGCATCGAGTTTAGGTGGGTTAATAACAGCTACAATACTTAATGCAGAATTTCAAATAACAAAACTAATAAGTTCTAATGCTTATGAGATTACGTCAAGCGTAGCTGCTAATTCATCTGATACTGGTAATGGTGGCAGTAGTGTTGTAGGTGCGTATCAAATAAATGTTGGATTAGATGTTACAGTCGGTGGTACTGGTTGGGGTGCTGGTCAATGGAGTGGCACAACATCAGGTGCTTTAGCAACACAACTAGCAGAAGCATTGGATGCAAGTGAAACTGCAATAGATGTGGACAGTGCAACAGGAATCACGGCTGGTGATTTGATATTAATAGAAGAAGAACTAATTACTGTTGGTACAATAAGTTCTAATACGTTAGGAACTGGTGGAGGTCCATCAACTAGAGGTGCAAGTGGTACAGATGCAGCCACACACGCAGACAATACTCTTGTAAGATTAGCAACTGGTAATGCCGATTCTGCCAATGATTTTGTTGGCTGGGGTAATGCAGCAAGTGTCACGGTTCCTGGAGCACAGATCAGATTATGGTCACATGATAATTTTGGTGAAGATATTATTATCAACCCAAGAGATGGTGGTTTGTTTTATTGGGATAAGACAAATGGATTAGGTAACAGAGCAGTAGAACTTAGTGCAACAGGTACATACTCTGGAGAAACTAGTGTGCCAACTATTGCTAAACAAGTTCTTGTATCAGACCAAGACCGACATGTTATTGTGTTTGGTTGTGATGGATTAGGTGCAAACTCGTCTGCTACACAAGGGAACGGAGTACAAGATCCATTGTTGATACGTTTTTCTTCACAAGAAAACCCAGTAGATTTCTTTCCGACTGCTACAAATACAGCAGGTGATTTAAGGTTAGGTGGTGGATCTACCTTCGTACAAGCGGTTGAGACCAAACAACAGATATTAGTCTTCACTAACAAAACACTACACGCCATGAAGTTCATAGGTCCACCATTTACGTTTGGTTTGCAAGAGCTATCTAAGAACATAACCATAATGAGTCCGTTCTCTGCAATAGCAGTTGAGGACGCAGTTTTCTGGATGGGCGTGGATACTTTTTATCTTTATTCTGGGGGTCAAACAATACAACTACCATGCACTGTAAAAGATAAAGTATTTTTAGACTTTAATTTTGAAGAGCGTGATAAGGTGCATGTAGGACTAAACTCTGAGTTTAGTGAAATACTGTGGTTTTATCCGTCCTCTGGTGGGACAACTGTGGATAAGTATGTTGCTTATAATTATTTAGAAAAAGTTTGGTATTATGGCACACTTGCAAGACAGGCTTGGCTTGACAGAGGTATTAGGAATCTACCACAAGCCACTGGCAATCAATATCTTTATAACCATGAAGTAGGTTTTGATGATGATGGTTCCGCCATGACTTCATTTATAGAGTCATCTGCTATCGATATAGGAGATGGCGATAAATTTATATTCTTAAAGCAAGTTATACCAGATATTACATTCAACGGATCTACCAGTGTTAATCCAGACGTAGCCTTTACTATGAAATCAAGAAATAATCCTGGTGCTAACTTTAACGAGTCAACATCTAATACAACACAAAGATCTGCAACTAGTCCAGTAGAACAATTTACAGAAAAATTAAATTATCGTTTACGAGGTAGGTCTTTTGCTTTAAGAATTGATTCCACATCACTAGGAACAAAATATAAATTAGGTACGCCTAGAGTAGATATAAGAGAGGATGGTAGACGCTAATGCTTATAACCAGTATTCCTCAATATATTCAAGGTATAACAAACGCAAAGGTAGATTTAACCACAACGGACCTTACAACTTTGTTCACAGTTCCTAGTGATGCCGATTTTAACGCAGCCGTTGTTAACTCTATATTAGTGTCTGAAGACAGTGGCAATGCTGATACAATTACAGTGCAGCTTGTAAATGGCAGTGATACTTTTAGTTTGTTTAAAGTCAAAGCTGTAGGAGCTAACACAACTGTAGAATTACTTACAAGAGATTTAATATTACAGAGTGGAGAAGTGTTGAAAGTACAAGCTGCAACTGCAAATAGATTGCATGTTGTAGCTAGTATTCAAGAATTATCGAAGACAAGAGTAACAACGAGTGCGATATCTAGAATATAACATTGAACAAAACTGTAATTATTGATAGAGTATTGAATCATGGGAATATTTAAAAGTTTTACAAAGATTCTTAAAAAAGCAGCGCCAATCATAGGTGGTACTATCGGTTTTGCTATAGGAGGTCCATTAGGTTCTGCTGCTATAGGTTCTGCTTTGGGTGCAGGTATAGGGTCACTTGCTGCAGGTGCAGACACAGATGACGCATTGAAAGCTGCACTTCTTGGTGGTATCGGTGGATATGCTGCAAGTGGAGGTAAATTATTTACGGCTGCCGCACCAAGTGCCACGACTGCTGGAACACAAGCAGTTACAGATTCTGTTGCTAGTGCAAACACTGGTGTTTCAGACTTTGCCACAAGTTCTGCTATTCCTAAATATGTTCCTACTCCAGAACCAACTTTTTTTAGTAAAGCAGTAGACTTTGCTAAAACTCCTACTGGCATGGCAACTATTGGTGGTATTGGAAGTTTAGCTGCACTTGGTGAAGAACCAAAACAAGAAGAATTTAAGCAAAGACCAGATCCAGTTGGTAAGTCTAGATTAGGTCTTGGCTTTATAGGTGACAAGAGTTATGATTTAGATGATGATGACGACAGAAAGAGATATTTTAAAGATCTTGCAGATAGACAAGGTATTATGTCAGCTGCAGGTGGTGGAGAAGTCAACGGACCAGGGACAGGGACAAGTGATTCTGTACCAGCAAGACTATCAGATGGTGAATTTGTACTGACTGCAAAGGCAGTTAGAGGTGCAGGTGGTGGAGACAGAGACATTGGAGCTGCAAGAATGTATGAAATGATGTCCGAACTAGAGAGGGTTGCGTAATGGCTACACAAACTACAGAACAAACCGTAAGATTAGCACCGTTCCAAGAAGAATTTTTAGCAGATATATTTAAAAGTGCAGAGGCTATAACAGAACCTGGCTCATCTATGCCGTTTTCTGCTCAACAGTTAGCAGGACTTTCTGAAGATCAACTAAGAGCAATAAATGTAGCTGGTCAAGGAGTTGGAAGTTTTCAACCTTATCTACAAAGAGGTGCAGAAGCTATTGGTCAAGGTATAGGACAATTAGGGACTGCACAACAATATGTCGCTGGAGCAGGTTTTTCCCCTACTGACTTCAGACAGTTCATGGATCCTTACACAGAAGATGTAATCGCAAGAACTCAACAAGATATCGCTGATAAAGGTGCACAACAACAGTTGCAGGCACAAGCAAGTGCCGCGGGTCAAGGTGCTTTTGGTGGATCAAGACAAGCTGTACTACAAGGACAAATAGCTGCTGATGTCATGGATCAACAAGCAAGAACTGGTGCACAGTTGAGATCACAAGGTTTTGCACAAGCACAAAATTTAGCTCAACAAGCAGCACAACAACAATTAAGACAAGCACAAATGACTGGACAGTTAGGTCAAACTGTCGCGGGTCTTGGTACACAAACCGCGGCTCTTGGTCAATTAGGACAACAGATGGGTGTACAAGATGTAAACACATTGCTTGGTATAGGTGGTCTGCAACAAGGTCAGACACAAAAAGAATTTGATGTGGCAAGAGCAAACGAGTTAGCACA